CTCGGTGAGTCGCTCTAAATAGCATATCTAATAGAGTTGGGATCCTCTCCAGCCTCACAGGAGCGGACATTCAGCCGATACATTGTAACCCAGTCTTTATCGTAGTAATTTCCAAAGACGGGAATCGGTTGAATCACCTTCACGGAGTCGAAATATTCGACGTATTGTTTCTGGACTGCTCTAGACATTCCAAAAATTTTCTCAACTAATTCATAGGAGCGTTCCGTGAATTTGCGCGGTGGAAGTTTGGGCAATTTCCCATTCAAGATGTCGTAACCTTGGAAAATATGCTCATCTTTCCAACTGATGTGGCCTGAACCTTCAACGGCAAAGCGAGGTTTAATGTTCTTTTTGATGCGAAGAATTGAATCTGCAAAAGCTCTGGTAACAGGATTTTGAGGCGCCTGGAAGGCTAAGGACAAGCCCTTGGCCACTAACAGTGAATCAAGAACTTTTTCTCCTCCCATTTTAGCATTGGCGGTTGTCCAGCCAGTTGTACCTAGAGAATACCACGGATCGATCAAGCTTTCACATTCTTCGTCGTCAAAATACTGACCACAAAATCCGGCTTGTCCTAGGGTCTCAACACGCTTAATTTTGAGAATAGCCCCAGCCGGTTCGAAATCTTTTGGAGTGAATTCTGGCGCGTTTCGATCTACGCCAATAATACCGTCGTCACCCTCTGAGATCGAACGATACCGAACACCAAGTTTATAAAATATGTAATTTATTATGACCATGTTGGTTATGGTGTTACCCAACGATGTAGTCATATCGCCACTCATACGTGTAGCATTAATCTTGTAGGATCCTAATTTCGAATGACATTCTTGTCGGCGCAATTGTTTTTGCCGAATCACATGAAGCATATAATCTCTCCGAGTAGTATTTGAGAAATTCTTAGCCATATGCTTATAAAAATACATTTCTACACTATCCTGCATTTGAGCAGTCATATGCGCTTCGAATGAGGTGTAATCAGTAACCAAAACTTTCTGATACATGCCCAAAGTTTCTTTGATATATCTGGGTCTATCCTTAACAGGAACATTTTTGATGCAACATTTGTTTTTAAAAAACCAATGACCTATGACGGACACAAAGCCTCCGGTGTGCTCCTTATAAGAATCGGCACACGCGTTTATTAATCTTGCGAACTTAAAAGAGTCATAAAATTCAGTCTTGATGAAGGCTTTGTTTTGAAAATCTCTTTTGTTCAATTTTTGTTTTTTGTTTTTTTTAATTTCTTCTTTTCTAGCAATAGTATACGTCTTATTTCGTGATAGCCAATAGTCAATTCCATGATCCGATCGATCATATTCTATCCATTCTTCCGCAGGAACTGGAGCAAATCGATTGATAAAGGCTCTCGAAACACTGCGGAATTCACGTGGATCAG